GAATCTGACACCATTGCACAAGGCAATTTCACCCCTATTTTAGGTAAATTTCTTCCACTTTATGACATTAAGAAGCAAGTAAGGACTTCATCCACCAGTAAAATCATTCCTTCACCCCTGCATGGTTTATGGAAACCTTCCAATGAGAAACCAGCCCATCTAAAGCCTTTCATTAAAGATGGTAAAAATTTTGATCCTTACAGTATTGGCCTTTCCAAATACGATCCAAAAGATGTTTCAATTAATCCACAAGTTCTCGAGATTGTTAGATCTTCATACTTAACCGACTTAAATTTTGCTTGTGACATACCTCTAACCAAGAGAACATTTTCAAAAGAAGAAGCTTTTAAAGGTTTGGATGGGACTTGTTTCGGTTCTGTCCCACGTTCAACATCAGAAGGGTATCCTGGAGTTTTAGATTTGGATCCTAGGCTTCCTGGTAAAACTAAATATTTTGGTAAAGATGGTGAGTTCGATTTTTCAAGTCAGGCTTGTACTGAGTTGTTTAGTGAAATGGATAAAATTGTTGCTCTTTGTAAAAATAAAATAGTTCCAGAAATCGTTTTTGTTGATTATTTGAAAGACGAAACAAGACCTATATCTAAGGTAGATGAAGGCAAAACCAGAATTATTTCTTGCAGTCCGATAGCGTACACAGGCCTCGTAAGACAATATTTTGGAGCTTTCATTCTCTGGATGAATGAGAATAAAATCAAGAATGGTAGTGCCGTTGGGGTTAATCCTTACTCCTCTGAGTGGCAAATGATCGTGAACAACTTGCACAGAATTGGTTCTGATATTGGTGCTGGAGACTACAAAGCTTTCGATGGAAGTCAAATCCCTCAGATCCAGAAGACTTTTCTCACAAGTATTAATGAGTGGTATGGAGATTCATATGAGAACCAGACAATACGTAAAGTGCTATTTGAGTGCATTATAAATTCTCTACATATACATCAAAATCATATTTATGAATGGTTAGGGTCAGAGCCTTCCGGTCACCCTCTCACCACTTTGTTGAATAACTGGTACAACCAAATGTGTTTCAGATTAGCTTGGGTTGTTGCTCATGACAGAGATCCTTATTCTGTCTTGAATTTTAGTAAGAACGTATTTTTAATAACATTGGGTGATGACAATCTCTTTTCAATTTCCCCCAACAAAAGAGAGATTTTCAACGAACTTGTGATTTCGAAAATTATGCCAGAATTTGGTCTTGAGTACACTAATGAGACAAAAACAAAAACTACCATCAAATATAGGAAAATCGAAGATGTTGGATTCTTGAAGAGAGGATTTAGGTATGAACCTCTAGTTGCTAGATTCGTTGCTCCTCTTGAGCTAGATACTATATTAGAAATGCCCTTCTGGACTAAGGACACAAACCAAAAGAACACAATATTTGTAAATACAGCGAACGCAGCAATTTTAGAATTGAGTTTGCACGGAAAACAAGTTTATGATCTTTGGTCTAAGAAAATTTACGATTCTGCACTTACATGTGGTGTCAAACTAGAAATGTATCCTCACAATCTAGCTCTGATTAAGTGTTGCAACATGGACCTTGAATTCTAATTTTCTTTAAATCAGTCAGAGATGACGTTAAACATCCAAATACCTGTCGGAGACGACGTTAAACATCCACTCTTCTCATGTTTGCAACTTGGGAAGTTTTAACACATTGCAGCTCAAAGCACAAAAGAATTTAACACGGGAGTGATCCACGAGGCC